AGAGATACAATGATGGATTTTTGGGATTAAACTTTCATTATTTACCAATACCTCTACGAATTAAATTGCTTGATAAACTTAAAAATATACCAGAAGGAAATCAATATAAAGAAACAGATCGGCTTAAAGTTAGTTATCAACGGGCTATAAGATTACCTGGCGAACCCGGCCGCATGGCAAAGGCTGTTGTTAAAAGATATCTTTACAGTCATATGAAATCCCAAGTTCGTATTGTTACTCCAGATGAATGGGTGATTGCAGTTTTATTGCCTGTGCAAAGATTTAGGAAAGCCTCCACATCTAAAGTATATAATCGAACTAAGAAATTGTACAAAGTTTAAAGGATAGTAAAATGGCATCAACACTAGCTTCATTTGCAGATGCGGCCGCATTTGGTTTAATGAATGATGTTTTAGCATCATTTGGTGATCAAAATGCATATGGAAGACCAAACCAATATGAGGTTCAAATTCATCCACCCCGTTCATCTTCTCCTGCTATGGGTGGTCACAATGTTAGAGACATCTCTTTGAGAGCAGAGAGTTTTCAGATGCCCGGCAGATCGTTAGAAACTCAAATAGCAAGTGCAGGGGCTATCACTGGACCACAAAGAGAGTATGTGACACAACCATTGTTTGCAGATGAAATCAGTATGACTTTTCAATCAACATCTGGATTAGATGAGAGAAGGTTGTTTGAGCAATGGCAACAACTATCATATAATGTAACCACATTTGATGTTGGATATTATTATGATTATGTTGGAACATTAGATATATATTTACTTAACCAAAACAATCAGAAAACATTTGGTATGAGAATAGAGGAGTGTTATCCTAAATCTATCGCTGCCCTAGAATTAGCATCAGGGCCAAGTACAGAAATTACAAAAACTACAGTGGCATGGACATTTAGAAAGTTCTCACCACTAGATGCAGAGTCTCAGCAAAGTCTTGGTGGGACATTAGTTGACACATTTACAAACACAGTTGAAAGAAGTTTGACAGCAAACATTCCAGCTGTAGTGAGAAAATTATTATAAAAGGATGAAAAAATTATGGCGTTACCAAAACTTGATACCCCAGTTTACACATTAGAACTACCATCAACAGGAGAAGAAATAAAATATAGACCATTTCTTGTAAAAGAACAAAAGACATTAATGCTTCTACAAGAAGGAAGCAGCAAAAAAGATATATATGGTGCCCTAACCTCAATCATGAAATCTTGTACATTTAATGAGGTGGATATTGAGAAACTTCCAATATTTAATTTTGAATATATTTTTTTAAAGATACGGTGTAAATCAGTTGGAGAAACAGCAGAAGTAAGAATTTTGTGTCCTGATGATGATGAAACAAGAGTCCCTGTGAAAATCAAGCTTGATGAAATAGATGTGCAAGTTTCAGATGATCATGTAGATACGATACAAGTAGCAGATAATATCAATATGGTTTTACGGTGGCCAACAATAAGAGATGTTTCTGATATAGATACTGATAATGTAGTTGATGATACAATGAAGTTATTAGAAAGATGTGTTACTCAAATTACGGATGGCGATACAATAAACAGAAGAGTAGATTTTACTGATAATGACCTGATTGAATTTATTGATAGTTTACCAACTGAGGTTTTTGAAGACATTGGTAAATTCTTTGAAACTATGCCTAAACTTCGACATGAGGTGACAGTGAAAAATCCCAATACACAAGTAGAAAGCAAAGTTATTGTGGAGGGAATAGATAGTTTTTTCTAATAGCCCTCTCACACATATCAGTTAGGTCTTACTATGAAATGAATTTTGCATTGATGCAACATCATAAATATAGTTTAACAGAGCTTGAAAATATGATGCCGTGGGAGAGGGACATATATATTGGTTTATTAACCAATCACCTTAAAGAAGAAGAGGAGCGAATGAAGAAAGAGAATCGAGCAATGTCAAGGAGGTAGTTGTGGCGCAAAAAAAACTTGAGCCAAATAGTCAATTTGAAAAATATGATTTAGATGGTGATGGTGTTGTGACTGATGAAGAATTTGAGATGGATCAAAAATTAGTAAGACTAGAGAATGAAGATAAAAAGGAAGATGCTCAGCGTCGAATGGCGTGGTTTGCGCTTGCCGGTATGTTACTGTATCCTACACTTGTTGTATTATGTGTATTTACAGGTTTAGAAAAGGCAGCATCTGTTCTTGGTGATATGGCCCCAACATACTTTGTTTCTGTGGCAGCAATCGTTGCTGCTTTCTTCGGAAAAGAAGCATATGTCAAAAGTAAAAACGCTGAAGTAAGTGTAAAGAAGTAGGATAGGATCATGGCAACTCAAGACGATATTTATCGTGAATCTCAAAAAACAGCAGCTGAAGCTGCAAAAACAACAGCAGAGTTACAAAAAGTTGTCCAAGAATTAGCGGAAGCAAGAAATAATCCAACTCAAGACCCAGAAGCATTAAAACTACTTGAGGAACAAAGAGATGCCGCAAACGCTGCAGCCGAAGCCGCTGATGAAGCAAATGCACAGGCAAAAAAGAGAGAAGAGGTAGAGAGAAGACTTCTTGGGCAGTCGGAAAAACAATACGATGAAATGTTGAAACAAAGAAGCGTAACTGAATCTTCTAAAAAAGAAATGGAAGACCTTGAAGCGATCCTTGGAGAAGATGCAAAAAATAATCAACAATATCAAGATGCACAAGCTAGATACAACAAAGAACAGGCAAAATCACAAAAACTTGAAAGTCGAAGAAATTTACTTTCAAGATTCAAAGATACTAAAGAAGAAGGAGGAACTGGGGCAGCAGTAAAAGAACTTGGTGGAACTGCCATAAAAGGTATCGGGAAAACCTTTAAAAAAATTGGTGGAATTTTAGGCCGGTTTGGTAAAGTATTCTCAATACTTGTAATCCCAGCACTTGTGTTACTCGTTAATAGTCCTGTATGGGGCATGCTTAAGGAAAATATAAAGAAATTAATATCATGGGCATCATCAGATGATAATTTCCTATTCGGTAAAAATGGAGTCATAAAACTTTTAGTTGATAAATTTGGGGCATTGGAAGTAGGTATTGCTGCTGTTCTTGGATTTTTTACACTTAAAGCACTTGGTTTTGCTGGTATTAAAGCAATATTTGTGGGTATGAAAGTTGCTGGCGTGGCAATAGTAAAAGCATTGGGCGTTGGTTTAGTTGCACTTTCTTCATTCTTTGGTATCGCTGTAGCACCACTCGTTGCCATCATTGCTGCTATTGCTGCGGTGATGTATGCAATATATGATACTTTTGAAGAGGTCAAAAAAGCGTTTGATGAAGGAGCAAGTGTTCCAGAATTGATAAGAGTAGCAATTGTCAATTTTTATGGGGCGTTTGGAAAGATACTTGATTTTATAAAAGATTTAATTGCTGATGTTTTGGAGTTCTTTGGTTTTGAGGACGTAGCGAAGTCATTCAGAGAGTTTAGTTTTGAGAAAATTATTGAGGACTTTTTAAACAGTATTATGGATGGAATTGACAAACTTTTTGATTATGATTTTTCGGGTATGTTAATGAATATGCTTGCAGCTGTATTACCAGACCCAGATAGTGTAGTAGGTAAGTTGCTGCCAGCAGGAGTATATGCGTTAGCTGGAATTGATAAAGAAACAGGTGAAAAATTAGAAGACCCAGAGGTAAGAGCTAAACGGTTAGCAGATGCAAAAGCGAAAGAAGAAGCTCAAGAGGCAAAAGATAAAGAGGTAAGAAGATTACAGAGAGAGTTAGCTAATGTTACGGAAGCAAGTACTGATGCTGATGATGAAGTTAAAGATTTAGAAAAGTCTTCGCAAAGAGAATTTAGTTCTGGTGTCTTTGGGATTGGTGGATATTCCAAAGAAGATAAGGCAGAAGATTTAGAAGACTTAAAAAATGAAAGAGCAAAAGCTGCTGCACTTGAGGAAAGAAGGCTTGCTCTATTAGAACAATTAATGGCGGCACAATCTGCACCAGTAGTTGTCGCACCAAGTAGCACTGTCAATGAAGCACCTAAGACACAAAACAATGTAAGTACTTCAGCTTCACTGAAGCCAACAGGAACAACGGGAGCTGTCGCAAATGGTGGTGGTTCTATGGCAATGCAAGGAGGCGGATAAGAAAAACCCCTCACCAATTTCTCAGCGAGGGGTTCTTGTTAAGGATAGAACAGTCTATCCTTCTGCGAGTTTTTCAAAATATGACATTGCGTCATCATCATCAACAGCTTCTACAGTAGGTGCTGGTTCTGGTTTAGTATCAACCTTGATTGCAGAACTTGGTTCAGATTCCATCAAAGTCTGAACTGTTGTATTTGCAACCACAGTCCCAGATAGAACTGCATCCAGACGAGTCTTCAACTCATCATAGGACTTGAAGTTAGTTGGTGATGTAAAGTCAGCAAGGGAGTATTGTTTGTTATACATCTCTTCCAACGCACCGTCATCACCATCAAGCAATGGAGTTACACTATCAAAGGATGATAGATCATAGTTCCAATACCCATCTACCTTACGAAGCTTCAACTTGAAGTTCGCACCTTCCCAAAAATCAAAAGGATTGATGGGATCAGTATCAGGAAATGGAGGCTGCATTGCTTCCATCACCTTATCGAAAATCTTCTTACCATAACGATAGAGGAAGACATTACCCTCGTTTTGAGGATTTGCAGCATCACTCACCACATAGATGTTTGAGTAATATTGCAGCTTACGCTTCTGCTTACGAGCAATCTCTTTATCTGACTCAATACCAGAGTTCCAGAGTTTAGAGTTGTACTCCGACACAGGATCATTGTTACCAAGCGTAGTCAATGAGTTCTCAATAAACCATTGACCAGTTGGCCCTTGGAAAGCGTGATTCCAAAGTTTAACCCAAGGAAGGTCTTCACCCTTTGGTGCAGGCAGGAAACGAATGACAGCATAACCATTGCCGGTCTTATCCATCGTAGGTTTCCAAAGACGTTCATCAACGTAAGATTTCTTCTCTAGGGGGGCAGATTCTTTCTGGGCAGCACCCAATAGTGAATCCAAACTATTCTGCTTCTTCATTGCAGCTAACGACATTGTAGTCTCCTTATGTGTAAATATATTTCGTATGTTTAAGTATGTTTAATGTATCATGATGTATGCAAAATGTCAATACTCCTTTATTTATAATCATTCAATAATAGCTCTTTACAGAACTCTTCTTTTGACAAGAACTTTACATTAGAATGGTAGTCTCGTATTGACGAAAAGTGCTGGGCGACCACCACCGAATTGCAACCTACCCAATAAAAAGTTCTATCCTTATACTTGTCAAAAATCTCACTCATTTGGTTTATCCAGTTTACAGGATTAAACCCTTTCGCAGAGGCAGGCAAATAGTTGTCTGTCCCTTTGTATATGTTATTGATTGATTCGTCGTATGAACTCAAATCAAACCCTAACATATAAATCTCTTCTGCATTCTGTTCATGACATGCACATAGCAAGGCCATGTTACCAGTTGATAGATTAGGATTACCAACGTCCACAATGTTGTCATTCTCATTTACATAGGTAATCCAGATTCCAACGTCCTTTTCCATCTTGAGCTTGAGGTCATTCATATCCAAGTTTGGATGCATCTTGATCATATACTCGATAGTCTCATGAACCGTTGCAGGGTCTTTGCCAGATATGACACACTGGTCAGTTTTGGTTTTACTCCTGTGAATAAATGTCTCTGGTATATCAAATCCCATGAGCATCATATCAGCAACTTCTGCTGGAACGACACTCCAGTTTGAGAAATAGCATTTTCCCTTGTATCCAGAGTCATATATCTCTTGCTGCATTCCATAGTCTATAGAAACAAGATTGTCTGGTGCTGCGTCACGGTAAACGGCATTACATCCCCATGTCTTGATTTTAGCCCATTCACTACCGAAATGGGTGTCAGCTTTAGTAAATGGGTTATACCAAGACCGAGACTCACCATTTCCCATGACAACAGCTTTACTCATGACCGTAGTGCTTCCCAACTCACAGGAAACATGTCACTTGATAACTTATCAA